TTCATTCTCAGCTTGTAAGTTTTTGGCATATTCGTATGCTGATTGCGCAGCTCTCTCTTGCTCTCGCATTTTCTTAGTAAGCGTAGCAATACGCTTTTGAACGCTTTTAGAGTAATCCTCTAATTCGTCTTCTTTACTAGCTTTCTGCCCTTCTTCGGCAGAAACGTCTTCAATTGCCTCATCAGAATCAGAATCATCAGATTCTGGAACATCTAATTCGACAACTTCGCCTTCGTCTTCTACTCTTTCTTCTACTTGATTTGTTGCTTCTTCTTGCATGATTTCCTCACGTTATAGCGTAACGATATCGTCCGGATCTGCGATCGTCGCGATTACTTCGTCATCGTTTATTATTCGGCATTCAGCATCATCGCCTAACTTAAAGCGAGCTCCTGCATACCGTCCTATTAGCACCCAGTCTTTTTCTTGACACCAGGGCGTGTCTCCAAACTTATCTTTGTCTTTATAACAAAGCGGACCCATCTTGACCACATACGCAACAACAGAAGCCAAAGCCTCTCTGTCAACAGTATCTTTTACAAGTGTGATTCCACCTTTGGAGACTCCTCGACCGCGATACGGAAGTATCAACATACGCCAACCGCTAGGATTAGGCATACGCTCGATCAAAGATTTAGACATCAGGGTTGGGTCTAATACTCTTGCTTCAGGACTAACAAAAGCAGAATCTACTTCTGATTCGCTATCCTTTTTATTTTTTTCCTGATTGGCTTTTGCAGCCTCTAATTCAACTTCAGCTGCAATATGGTCAGGTACCAGTACTTTCTTCTCCGTCATCTTCTACTATCCTTTTTAGCAATTCTCTTAACTCTGCTTCTACGTCGTCGAGAGAATTGTAGCGACCACGTAAAAATTGATAATTTTCAAAAGACTGCACCCCGTTTAATAACTGGGCGTTAATATCTTCTTTCTTCTCCTTTAGCCGTTTCTTTAAATTGTCGGCCAACCAAATTGTTGACATCTATTCTTAGTATATACCTGAGAATTTTCCGCCAAACTCGGCTTCGCCCATACCTCTTGCTTTACCTTTGCCCATACCTGGCTTAGGTGAAGCGTCAGCGTTGACGTTTTTCATATCGTTAAAATCAACGTTACCCTTATTTGAGTAAGGTTGCTTTTTCAATATTTTAGGAGTTTCTAAATTTTTTATTTCAGTTCTTTTAATCATTTGTTACCTAAATTGACTTAATCCTAAGTCTATTAATTTTAGTTCTTTTTGCTGATCAAGTCTATCTTGAGCAGTATCATCTCGCATTCTAGCAATATCACGCTGAGCGTCAATCCTTTCTCTGTCGATCTGATCTTGTCTCATCTTCTCTTCAGCTCTCATTTGCTCTTTAACTGCAAATTGATCTCTCTCTTGCTGAAGCTCTTGACCTTTGAGTGCAAGTTCTTGTTTTCTAATTTCAACTAGCGGATCTTCTTGCGGAGGTGTTGCTACTTGCTGAGCAAACTGAGTCATTAATTCAGTCATTATTGGAGAACTAAATTGAGCCAATAAATCGTTTGCTTGTTGTTGGAGGGGAGCAGCATCAACTGGAGATAGTTGTTGAGCTTGAGATTGGAGTTGTTGATACTGCTCTAAAACTTGAGGTGGCATTTGTTGTTGCGCAATCAAATCAGCCTTCATTTGTAAATGCTGCATGATATGCGAATGTATGTTTGCCTGTACTTGCGCATTCATTTGTACCGGAGCCATATTAAGCAAGTTAACATGCGTTGCGATATGGGCATCATGGTTCTGTTGAATAAATGCTTGCGCTGGCCCACCAGCTAACAGCGCTGAGTTTTCAAAACCAGCTTCTGTAGCTTTTGGTTCTGTATCGGGTGGCGGAACTAATAGCGCATCTATATTGTCAGTACCTAACGCTGCGTACATTCTTCTGTAAGCTTCGTATATTCCATTCGGGCCATGTATCTGAGGATTAGATTGAACCAATTGCATCATCTCTTGAGCCATCACTATTCTTTGGCTAGTAGAGAAAATATCAGGATTGCTAACTGGAAAGACATCTACTCTTTCGTCAAAGTCAGCTTGTTTGATTTCCATCATTCCGCCGGATACTGCGTATGGATAAACTGGGGGTAAACTGTCAGCAAATATTTTTGCTAATAAATTAAATTCTTTTTTCTGAGCAGAATGCAGACGCTTATGAATAGCAGACAATACCTTAGTGGATCTTTCTAAAAGAGCTAAGGTAGTACCAACCGGCGCTTGTGCATTTCCTTCACCCACGTTGATTTCTGCAATAGAGGCAAATCGTTGCCCTGATTGAACCAATAATCCTAACAAATTTAATAACGTGCCGCTTGGTTCCTTAAATGGTAACGGCTGGATAGCGTCACGTAAAGACCCTGCGGGTACATCTACGTCTCTAAATTCACCTGGCTGAATCGGAGAGTCTTCATCTCTAATTCTAATACCTCTAATTTTAAAACCAGCCGGTAAATTAGCTAACGTTCCAACGTCAATTAATTATCTAACAATTGAAGTAAAAGCCTTAGATAGACCGCCAATCATATGGGTTAAACCAAATCCGTAAAAACCTAGTCCAGGCAAGAATTTAAAATGTACGAAGTATTCGATCTTTTCTTTCATCGGATCGTCTTCGGCAAAGTTTCTTCTGATAGCTAAAATATTTTCGCTGTTAGCATCTATAGTTACGATATAAGGAAGTTTAACTTCGGTAAACTCTCCATTTTCGTCTCTGTCCTCAAAACCTTCTAAGTCTAAATTACAATGAACCTCGTATAGATTAGATACTTCACCAGTATCGTAAGATGGTCTTACGCCTTCTAAATCTTCTAGCTCGGTTGATAGACCAGAATTTTTATTTGGCATATCAACAGTACTTACTTTTACATTTCGATAAAAACCAATTGCTTGTAATTTTTTAACATCATTCTCAGGCATCTTAATTAGATGCGTAATCCTAGGACAAGATTCTAAATCGGTCGTATAGTAAGGAACGATTAAATCTTCTGGAGCAACAAACTTAGAAACAGCTCGTTGCATATTTTCGTCGTAATACACTTTCTTAAATGCAGAACCTGCCAACGGTAAATAGAAAAGCATTTGGTCTAACTCTTCGTCGTACTCTTCCATCACGTGAGTAATTTGATAATTCATAAACTCACGTACACGCTGAGCTTGTTCTTCTACAGCGGAATTGTATTCGCCAACGACTTGCGTCTTGACTGGGCCTTGAGGGGGTAGTAATTCTTTGTAAGCTTGCGCTTGAAACTGAGTAACGGATTCGCCAAGCAGAGGATGGATAACTCCGCTGGCTCCTTCAAATGGCTCTGATCTTTCATCGTCAAACTTCATACCTAAATATTTCAATCCATCGGTATAAGTTTTTTCCCAATCTTCGCGAGCAGACTTATCGTTTTCGATCGCGGCCGTTAACTCTACATAAATCTTGTCTAATTCTTCTTCTGAAACAACCTCTGCTAGGTTCTCCCCAAAACCTAGCGAAGGCATCTCTGAGTCTTGTTCGCCTAAAATAACTGAACCATCTTCTTGATATTGGATGTCTTCTTCCCCCATATTTTCTAAAATATCTATAATATCTTGATCCAAGTCTTCGGTTGATTGGATTGTTGTTAAATCTTGAACTGGCTCAACATTTTGAGCTGGATCTGGTACTTGTCTTTCAATTGCCATTAGTAATAAACCCTTCTTCTTGGTTCTCTTTCCTCGTCTTCGTAGTCGCTGTCTAGATAAACAAAACCGCCTTCACGGAATCGCATCAGCGCCTGAGTCATAGTATCACATAAATCGTCATTAGCTCCAAATGGAAATGCAGCGCATTCTTCAATCATATCTTCTGCAAACATCATATTGGGAGCCCAAACCATACCTGATTCAAAGATTGGAGCAACCGAGTGCATACGTGTTGTTTTATCG